AGATTTTTTTGTCATATCAGCCGCAGATCCTTGTATTAATTTGTTTAAAGCCTTGTAAGTAAATGCTCTTTTTAATGGCTCATCATATTCTTTTCTTGCTTGTTCTAATGGTAAAGGTTTGAACACACCAAATTGCACTGGCTGCCATAAATCAAAATGACAGGCACGACCCAATAAAGTTCTAATCTTACCTCTGTCGTTTGCTTTACGAGATACATTATCCATAAGTTTTTTTACAAAAGGTGCTTTGATGTGATACTGCCTAATTAATTTTTCTGCTGACTCTTTCATCAAACCTAGTTCTGCCATTAATTTATTTTTACCCATTCCATACATAAGTCCTAAATTAATCGTCTTAGCTTGCTTCCGTTCTATGCCTGCCATATCAGCCACGACCTGGTGGAAATCAGCGTCTCCAGCGTTGTATGCGTCTACAATTTCATCAACTCCCTCTAAATTTTGTAGTTTTGCGTAATGCACTAAAATTCTAGGTTCTTGTTGTGAGTAGTCAAATGAACCCCAAACATGTTTTTTTTCTGGAATAAATATAGATCTAATCATTGGTCCAAGTTCAGGATGTCTTGCAGGTATTTGTTGTAGGTTTGGATTAGACATACTAAATCTACCTGTAACCGTACCACCTTGGTCGGATCTAATCTGATTTATATCTGCATGTATTCTACCTTTGTGTTCGTGTTTGGTAATAGAATCTATGAATGTTGTGTGTGCTTTGTTTAGTTCTCTTGCTTCTGCAATTGATCTTGCTAATTCGTGTGGATGATTCTGTAGAAAGTTTTTTGTAAAGCTTGGTTCTTTACTTTTTTCAGTTCTATCATATGGAAGTTTTAATTTATCAAAAGCTTTTGCTATACTTCTGGCTGCCATAATTTCTACGTCAACACCAGTCATTTTTTTAATATTTTGTATAATTTTTTCTTCCCTTTTAATTAAATTTTGTTTAATATTTTGTGCTTTTTCTAAATCAACTCTCACTCCTTTAAACCTCATATCAACAAGACAAGGAAATAATTTTATTTCTAAATTAAATATGTCCATCAATTCTTGATTGTAGAGTTCTACTTTTAATCTTTGCCAAAGTTTTAAAGTTGCTTCTGCATCACGTTCTGCATATTGACCCACAAACATTGGTGGCAATCTCCACATGTCTGCTTTAGCATCCAAGCCATATTCTTTTGCAGCTTCTAATAAAATCTTTTCATCCTTGCCTATGCCTACATAAAATTTAGAGAGAGCATTTAATTGATATGACATTCTGTTTTCATCAATCAAAGACGCTGCTATCATGGTGTCCATTATGGGTCCTTTAATAGTCAGTCCTGCTGACCTTAACCAACAAATATCGTACATAGCATTGTGAAAAATGAAGGTCGTGTCCTCTTGTTTAAACAAATCTTTTAACCAGTTTAACACCAGATTTTTGTCCATATTACCACCTTGCTCGTGGTGTATCGGATAATAGCCTGACCAGCCCTCTACGGCCACCGCAACGCCTGCAATGTGCCCTTTTCCGGTGACATTACCAGAGCCCAACTCTTTCAAATGTGGATCGTTTGTTTCTAAATCTATGGCTACTTCTTTGGCTCCGCGCAAATCTTTAAGTTCATCTGGCATAACCCATTCTGTTTCAGGAGTGAACAGAGGCATTTGAGTATTTCTCATGTGTAATCCCTTTCGATTATCATATCAATATAGTGTTTAGCTTTAAGAAGGTCCTCTTTCCCACCTTTTTTTGATGCTCTCACTATGTATTTTATAGCGTTCCCCTCCGCAAATTGCAACCTATTCTTGTTGATAAATTCTGCTGGCTGAATGACAAAATCTTGGTAGTGTTGTCCTCCAATTTGTTTTTTTAATGACTTCATAATATATAAGCTCGATCAAAGTTCTTTGGATCTAACACATGCAGTTCACGCTTCGCTCTCGTCGCTCCAGTATAGAATAATCTATGTAATTCATCTGGGTCATGACTCATCGTTTCTAACGCTGCATTGGTCAGATCTTGCATAAGCAAGACCTTGTCGGCTTCTCCTCCTTTTGCTCCATGTATTGTTGACATAATGATACGCGGATTTTTGTTTATCTGTTCTCCATTCGCCCGCATGTTACGAATGTAGTTTTCTGTGATAGTATCTAAACCATCAAAGGCTTCATACCAAACATCTGAGGTAACCAAACCATGGTCAGCTCTACAATCTTTAATTAAATATTTTGTATCAGAATGCAAAGTTTTACCAGATCTAAAACCAGGCAAGACTTTATCACCAAGATATTCATATATATTTTTTATCTCTACAGTGTTTAAAATTTTTTCGTCTTTACGCCATTTCTCCCAGTTATTTAAAGCTATCAAAAGTTTGAGTGGCACAGAATTACACCCTTTGTGTTGATAATACCAACCTTGTAATTCACATAAATCTTTTACGTCATCAAGGAAATGATTGGCTGAAGACAATACCAACCAGTTCCCCTTTGACATATTAACCTGTGTAACATCAGAATATCTTTTTAATATTCCATGTTCAGTTCTAGGTTTGTAATCTTTATCAAATCTGTTTTGTACTTTACTAATTATCTTTTGTGATAGTTCGTGTATAGGTCCACCTGGTATTCTATATGATTGATCTAATACTTTGATGTCATTGACTTCTGTTTTTAACGCAATAAAATGATCAACGTCTGCACCGGCCCATTTGAATATAGCTTGATCATCATCTCCAGCAATGTAAGTTTTCTTTGCGTTTGTCCACATTGATCTAACCATGTCCCATTGTATTAAAGATAAATCTTGTGCTTCATCAATAAACAATGCTTCAAAGTTTGGTTTGTTTTCTTGTGCAATAAATTCTTCTAGTAAGTCTGTAAAATCTTTTAATCCTTTTTCTTTTTTGTATCTTTTTAATTCTTCTGATAACAAGTATAAGGTGTCTCTTTCTATATCTAGTATGTTTTGTCTAGAGTCGTAATACTCTAATAGATCCATACGTTTAACTCTAGCTGTATTCATAATGGTTAGATATTCATTATCAGAGTTAAAGGTGCCATCTTCTTCTGAATGCTTACCCGTTTTAATTGGTATGCCTACCATCTTACCAAACTCCTTATAGTCTTCACCTGTCATCATCTTTTCTTTAGTCATAGCCAAACGACTAAAAGCAAAAGAGTGTAAAGTTCTAAAGTTTTCTAAATCTTTTTCTGCATCAAGACCAAACTTTTCAGCTGCTCTTGTTGCTGCTTCTCTTGCTGCTTTTCTAGTAAAAGAAAAGTATCCTATTTGTTTTGGCCTAATCCCCTGTTGGATGAATTGATCTACTAAATTCAATAACGTTGTTGTCTTCCCCGTGCCGGGAGGGCCTAGTATTATAGTCTTCATATTTTGCTAACCTTTTTCTTAATATATCTATCTTCATTCTTAAGACTTCATTCTTACTTTTTTCTAATCGATATTTTAAATTCCAATTTATACCTAATACGTTTTTCATTAGAACGCCTCCTTATGATATTCAACTTTTGATATACTTGTTTCTATTTTTTTCATTGTTTTTATTTTGATGAGTCTTGGGTATTGTTTTTTAATTGGTATCCTGACCTCATCTACAAAAACATTTTCTAATCTTTTTATAAGATTACCTGTTTTTGTTTTATCTTGATCCCAATTATTCTTTTTGCAAAATGCAAAAAAATCATCCATTCTAAAATATGTAAAACCTTCCTCTGTAAAAGGTAACTTGTTGAATATGTCATCCATTGTTCTTGCAGACTGTCTATTCGTAGTCCAGTCTTGTAGTAATCCTGTGATCTGATTCATTGGATCTAAAGACTCTAATGGTTCTACTTCTTGTAGATTTTGCATCATTGGTTTTAAAAAATATTGTTTCCAATCTTTTGGTTTTGGAACAGGTACAACTAAGTTAGCTTGATCAAGACAGGCCAAAGCAAACAAAGGTGGACTATATAATTGTTCTGATTTTAATTCGATCCGCGTTCCACTTACATCTAAGAACCATTGAGGTGGAGTGGATTTGTATTTAGTAAGATTACCTAATACAGGCATCTCCTCTTCACCATAACCTACACCAAAACGTTTTGTTCTACACAAACCTGATTGACAGACCGCGTTGATTGGTGCGTCTTTACATCTATACTTATCGTAGCCTTTTCTATTTACAGACTTAATTAATTGTTGAACCTCACTATTACTTAGTTTGGGTTCCATATATTTTAAATTAGCTTCTACAATTTTATCTTCCCAACTGTCTGGATGTGCCTGTTTGTAATATACAGCTATATTAAATAATGCATTGTTTCTTGACCCCTCACCAAAACCAACTGATGCCAGTTTGTTTAAGCAAGGAGGTCCACTAGGAAAAGCTTCTTCTATTTTTTTCTCTTCGATTTTAATCTCTTTGACTTGTGCTTCCGTGCACGCATAAACGTCATAGAGGTCATAAAATTCCTCAAGTGTACAAGAGGAGCCACTATCGTTGATAGCATATCGTAATCCTTTCGTTCCATTATAGTAGGGTAAGTTTAAAAAATTACCTGTGTCCCCACGTTCCACAAGTATTTCCGTTTGTTTAGGAAATATTTCAGATCCTTCATAGCCTAAAACTTTTGCAATTTTTTTGAGTGTGTTCTGCATGAGTGCTGCAGAAATAAATTCTTTTGTAAATAAAAATACGTGTGCACCGCCCGATTTAGAACGGCAAACTATTAAGGGGAAATTAAGATGTCGTATGCTCTGAATGAGGCCGCTGTGGTCGAGATTGTAACTATCAATATCAATACAGCCCCACCTACACGCATTATCCTCCCGTATGGGGATGATGCCCAAAGCCGGACCTTTTCCCTGTAAATGGTTCTCCCACAAATCATCGCTAACATTCTTTCGAACAATGAATGCCTTGCCTTGTTGTTTTCCGTTTTCACTTCTTTCGCCTTTCTGGTATTGTCCATATGCTATTTTTAATCCTTCAAATATATTTTTAAATTTT